GTAAGAATCACCATTTTCATTATCATATGCATTTTGAACATCAGTTGTATATTTGTTAATATTAGTATGAAGAGAACTATTTCCTTTCTTTAATCTTCTTCGTATAAATGCAATATTAAATTCACCAACGCCAGGCAAATCACCTAATACAAATGTTGAACTACTAATGACACTTAAAACACGACCAACTCCAATTAAAGTAGATTGACCATCTAAAACTTCTATCGTATCCTCTTCTAAAAATCCATGAGCAGAACGAGTAACGATACTAAAACTACTACTTGACTGTCGAGTAATTGTCTTTGGAGTAAATTTTACTGAAGTATTATAAACATATGATGCAAAATTACTATCCTCAGAACTTTTATTAATACCAAATGTACCAACATTGATCTTATCACCTTTATTAAAGTAAAAAGTTGTATCTGGTATTGGAAAATCTTTTAAAACACCTGTAACTAGAACTTCAATCTTATTTGTATTATTTGCAAATGAATAACCATATGCAATATTATTATATCTTACATCATCTCCTATGTTTAAAGAATCAACAGCTGTGGGTACTCCTACAAATTGATTTGCAGTTTTACTTGTATAAGTGACAACTCCAGCAGTGCTTGCTGTCGGGAGTGATAAAGATCCACTTGTAGGGAACCCAACTGTTGTATCAACAGTGATTACAGTTGCACCAATTGATACAGAATCGGTTACACGAGTTCTGCCTGGAACTATAAAGTCACCATCAATTGAATCTTGTGATATACTTATCTGATAATAATGTTCTCCACCATATAAAAAGTCTTTGACATCCGATATCGCACCAGAAGCACCTCTAATATTAGCATCATCCTCATCAGCATCTTGAAAAAGTGTTGATCCTTTTAAATTTCTTGGATCGCCTGTAATTGACTTGACTACAAAATCCTGTGCAAAACCGTAATCAGCGTCTGAAGGTTTAATTAAAAACTCAGATGGTTTAATAATACTAACTTCTTGACCATATAACGCTCGAAATAAAATTTTATATGACTCTTCTGTTCCTTTTGTTTTATAGAAATCTTTAATCTGACGAATAAATTTAACTTGATCTAAATTACTACTTAATTTACGATTCTCAAATCCACTTGCAAACGTTGTTTTAAGCTTAGTAAAAAATTCACGAATGAAAAGATTTGATAAATTATGAACTTTACTACCGCCAGTATGAGAAGTACCTACAGTTGTATTAAATGATAACAAATCAGGTCTTGTAGGTTGATCCATATTATCAACGCCACTGAACCCTCTTACACACCCTGTGAAGGACGTTGTTCCAATGCCTGTGTATGTAATGATCTCATCGTCAATTTTTAGTAATCCATACTTACTTGGATAACCTTTTGTTGAGTCTACAAAAATTGTAGATGAATATGACTCTGTATTTGTAGATAATCCTGTATATTCGGTAAGTGCAGCACCAACGTATGTTTGTAATTTAGTATATCTATCAAGATTCTCAGCAATGTTTATTGATCCACCTTGATATTCTTGAGAGATATAATATTGTTTCATAAAATCCACAAAAAGTGGACTTTCTGCCTGCACAAACTCAGGTAACTGATTTTCAATTACCTGATTTATCTCGACTCTTTGTATGGAGGTATCTATCATTAATAACCGTATCCAGAACTAGAACTAGATGATGAAGATGAACTTGGTGAACTTGGTGAACTTGTAGTTGTTGACGAATACGTTCCACCACTTGTAGTTGTTGTTGCAGTTGAAGAAGCTGTCGATGGAAGAATTGATGCAGCTGTTGAGACTGGAGAATTTGATTTTCTCGTGTATGTTGGCGTATAGTAACTGTGAGTATGAACAAATCTTGATCCAGATGTGTTTTCTCCCGATGCAATTAGATCTGGAATCATATTAATAGTTGTATTTGACATATCAAATTTGACATATAGATCACGAAGACCAACAATATCATTTGAGTGTGGTATTGCTTGAATTTCAACTACGTTATTTGCAATCACTGTTGAAAGTATATTCACAGTATCTATAAGAACTTCACCAGTCATATAATCAACTGTTCCAGCATTTTTCTTAACTATACTTGGTGTTCCACCTTCATTGTATGTAAAGAAGAATATTCTTCCTTTTTCACGATTAATTACTTCATCTGCAAGATAAACAACTCCTGTTACACCCTCAATCGTGAATCCTGTTGAAACCACGTTGTATGAAGACTCTTGGGTATGGAATCGATTACCAAAACACACTTCATATTGAGCAAATTGACCTATAACAGACTTTAAATTACGTCTAATTTGAACAAGAGTGATATTTGATGTGATTGATGAGTCAATACTATCAATTAATGATACTGCCTTACTGTATTTGAATCTTCCACCAAACTTATTAACATCTATTGAACGTGAATATTGAGTTAAAGCATTTGAAACACCAGTTTTAAGATTTTCGGAACTATCATTTAAACTTGGGTTGTAATATGGTGATGTTATAATTTCAACATACAAATATTTTAAATCAATAAATTCTGGTACAATACCAGCTACTGCATAGTTCTTTAATCTTTGAACTAATTCTCTTTTTGTTTGATCTGAAAGAAAATCACCATTTCGAGGTTTGACTGATATAAAGACCTTTCCAAAACGAGGTGGACTCATCTCTTCACCACCATAAGCGGTTACAGACTCAACGTTAGGGTAAATGTAACCTAAAACTGATTCATAATCAGATGCCGTGACTGCACGATACTGAGAAGAGTATATTCGAGGTGCAAAATACTTAATTGATGAGATTGATTCGATTTCATCACCATCTCTTGACTTTTCATCTGTTGAAACTAAACCTATAAGAGATGAATTTATCGCTCCACCATCTTGATTTGTAATATTTCCTACAAAACTGAACTCTGAAGCGCCATTTCCGTCCCTTCCATCAGTTGTAACATAAGAAATTGTGATAACGTTGTTATTTGATAACTTTTTACCGATTACATTGTCACCAAATATCAATTCATATCTTTCATCTTCAACTTCTTGTAGTAAGTAAGATGACGATGTTGATGTAATGCCAATAATGTTGTCAATTTGTTGATATGTGACAGAAGATGTTGAACTTGAAGTTGGTTTGACTCTAACTTTGATAGTTGAAGTGTCAATAAAGGAATTATCTAAAATATATTTTTGATTAAACAAAGAAGTATCAACTGTAAACTCTTGTGTTATAAAATTTCCCTCATAAATCTCAATATTGTTAAATTCACCAACACCATTTACAACAGGAACTGTAATATCCTCTGGAATGCAGAATATGTAATTAGTATTATCTCCAGAACCATTACAAATGATACCAGCATTAATTGTAAGTGTTGATGTCTCTGTAAGACCATCTACAGTGAATGATATTCTTGCTCTTGAAGATCTACGAGATCTTGGAACGTATCCGATGTTTCTAGCAAGCGAAACAACATTTTCTCGAAGTGTAGCGGAATCAAGAAAACACTCGTTTGCTGCCATATTTGTATTATATGCAGTCGTGTATGTATTATATGCTAATGCGTCAATAATTATTGAAAGGTTAGACCCTTCAAAGTCATAATCAGTAAAATTAGTGTTAGCCCTCAGATAATCTCTGATCGAGGACTTAATTTGATCAAAATCTAAATTTGTGTATTGACCGAAAGCCATTATACTCTAGCTGGGAATAGGAGAACTTCTACTTCTTGTGTTGGTGCTGGAATTCCAACAATATCATATTGCACAGTGCAATTTAATTCATTAGAATCAGCATAAATTTGTACTGTTACTTCAATATTATCAATTCTTGGTTCATAACTGTTCAAAGATTGAGTAATTTCATCCGAAATTCGGACTTGATTCAAAGTTGTGTCTAATTCAAACAGAGAATCGTTAATTACTGAACCAAAATTAGGTTCAAATGGTTTTTCACCAAGAATTGTAAAAATTATGTTCTTTACAGATCTTTTAATAGCGTCTTCGTTACGAATTGTCACCACATCATTCGTCACAGGATGACGTTTGAATGATAAATTGATATCTTTGAATGCCCTAGAAGCCACTATTCACACAATTAGTTTGCTGTTTTTATTTATACCACTTTTTTTATCTTTTTACGACACGAATTCTATATTTTTCAGATTCTAAAGCGTTAATAATGTATTTAGCGCAAATTCGAGGGTCTTTTTCACCACATGTGAAGAAATCTGCGTTCAAACGACCCAATTCAGGCCAAGTATGACAAGAAACATGACTTTCT